TGAATCCAGGTGCGTTAAACTTAATACCACCTACACCATAGACGCGATCCATAGGCGTATGGCAATCAAAGCAGATAGGTGCATTAGCCTCAGCGTGGATACTACGTTCGATAGTGAGTTCACTCTTGCAGGTATCACACTTATAGTCATACATCATAACTTGATAGCCTCACTTATCTCCAAGTAACCGACAACCTTTGGTACCTTAGCCTTGTTCTCAAAGTCAGTAGTAGCTGGCATCAAATGAGTTACCCACTCTGGCTCTGGTATATCGTTGAGGTCAAAGGAGTAGATACCAAGCGGCGTAGAGTTGATATAGAACGGAAGCAGGTTAGATTGGACTGCTTGTTCTATCAGCTTGCGGTACTTCATCTGCTCGATAAGCAGGTCTGAGTAGTGAGTAACTCTGCACTTGAGTTCAATAAAGTGACCAGCCTTGTAGCTGATACAGTCAAAGGTATCGTATGTGCCTTCACTCTTGACCAAGTCAGGGTAAATATCTACCTTCAGAAAGTCAAAGAGATCAGCCTCTTTCATTATCTGAATGGTGAGTCACCACCTAATTCAATGAGCAACTTACGCATCGCACTGTTACATCTGCGGTCAGCAGTTGAGATAGCACACTCTAGTATCTGACTAATCTGTGCAAGGGTAAGGTTCTCGTGATAACGGTAGGTAAGTACTGTTCTCTGGTTCTCTTTTAGTTTCAAGAAAGCGTTCTTAATATCAAATAACATAGCAAGCAGGTTGCCACCTTCTGCTGGACTAGACGACCCCTTCGGTTGTCCATCACGGATCATCTCTTGTGCCTGCTCTAACACTGTACCGTCTATGATGGATGCAATAACAAAGGGTAGAAGCTGAGCAACAGTGGCACTCTCGTAGTAGGCTTCATCAGTAATGTGATAGCCAGCCTTAGCAGCCTTCTCTTTGCGTGCGTATCGCTCTGCTACACGCCTCATCTGCCACGCTATGCGTTGTTCGTTATGCTTACGCTCTTCAGCATCTTCTACATTTAATTGGCTATTGATATATTCAGTGCGACTCATAGCCCACATCAAACACTCTTGCCTTACATCATCTGCCTCAACGTATGACTTGAACTGTTGAAAGATACTGTTAGCCATTGCTGGTACCAGATCATTGATGATTGGATGTATGTCGCTCACTCTTCGGGCCAAGTCCCATCGAGGACCATCATTGCAATAGCGGAATAATTTAGAAGGTCAATGAAGCTATCACGCAGAGATTCATTGCTAGGGTTAACGTTAGAATCAATAAGGTTGTTAATTCGGGCGACCTTGTCCCACATACGTACACGCAGACCATTAAGAGGTCCACCTGGACTAAGGCTGATGTTCTTAGGACCGTAATCGTGGTGTTTCTTAATGAGAAGATTGCCTGCTGTATCCAAGATGCGCCATACATCGGTAACAAACTCATCATCTACCTTACTGGTACCGGTCTGACTAACACTTGTTCGCTCTGGTAATCCGCTTCTAAGATCTGAAAGCCCATATGCTGCAAAGTCTGTAACATTCTTATCCATTCGTCTCTACTCACCCTTCTCACCTGTTAGAAGCGCACGCGTTGCGACTTCACCATTAGCTAGGTAGTAGTCATTTATGTCCATACCTGGAGGCAATGTTACTATAGTTGAGTTCATCACATCATTTGCGACACGCTTAGCAAACTCAGCACCAGGATTGGTGCCATCTTCTTTAATGTCATTATCACCAACAACAAAGACTGTTTCGTAACCACCAAATAGTTTTGGATAGTGTGACTTCCAAGCCTGTACACCAGGTACACCCACTGCTGGTATACCAAGTACACCTGAAGCGATGATGGTATCTAGCTCACCTTCACATACCAGTATGTATGGTGACATCAAAGTAATATCGCTAACGTTATAGAGATGAGCCTTCTGTCCGGTAGGTGAACCGTACTTAGGTTTGCCATCATCTATTCGCCTGAACTTAAAGCCAACGCAGTGACCTAATGCAGTCAAGTATGGAATAGATATCCAACCCTCTTGTAGTTCGTGTCCGTTCATAGGATCGGTAACAGTACCGAGCATATAGCGAGCAGCAACTACCTCAGATATCCCACGTTCTCCTAGCGCGGCCAATGCTTCTGGACTTATTTCCTGTGCGTATCTCTGCGCCGCTTCCAGTAGCAATTTCGACTGCGCGTTTGAGGCCATTATTGAACTCCATATTCTCCATAAAGCACACCATATTAACGGCGTTACCGCCTTTACCGCAGGTGTGACAAAAGTATAAATTGCTTACTGTATCTATAACAGCTGAACCGTGCAGGTCATTGTGCATTACGCACGATACCTTAACGTTCTTACCTTCTCTTACTTGTCCTCCATAGTGAGCAACGATTGCTGCTATGGGGATTGCGTTTGCATCAACGGAACCTTTGAACCCTTTGTTACGAACCATCCTGGACCAACCTTGTGTTGACATCCGCAGTCTCCCTTGTACTCACACTTGTTATGAAAACTTATGGATCTCTTTATGTGATTAAGTGAGTTCTCCTCACCGGCTTTACGGCAGTTAGGACAGATCATCTGCTATTCCTAGTTCTTCTTTGACTTCCTCGAAAGGAACCTTGTCCTCGTTCATCTCAAATACAATGTCAAAGTCTTCGATATCTTGTGCTTCTTCTGCTGCAAATATTTCTGATGTGGTGATTTCACCATCTGGAACTGGCATTATTGTTTCCTTTCAATTGTTACTAACGTGTCATTCCTATTGCCCCCGTGTGGAACAATAAGTATTTCTATTATTTCCATATTGTTTACTTTACCTAAACCACCCGTATTCCAACCAAAAGAAATACAGATTTGATTTGGTTTAAGTAATTCTGATAATCGTTTTTTTACTTTAGGAAACCCACCAGTAGGATTCTCCTTACCTTTGAACTGAAGGCCAATATCATTATACGATTTTGATACTTGAGTTAAAGAATATGGTGGGTCAAATACAGCTCCTTTTATATCCCAATCTTTTAGATTGAGAAAATCTAATGCTTCTAAATGGTAATCAGCGTGTTTGTTATTAGGGTCTAAATCATTTTTGAATTCAGCCGGTGACGTAACTCCGCAAAATGGATCTATCCAACCATCACCAACTTCATATCGTTCAAGTAATTTTTTAATGGGTTTAATTTCAAAAGTCCATCGGGAAGGCATTGACCATTCTCTGGTAATAATCATTGCTTCTCCTTTAACCATTGTTTTAGATCTTGGATTACCCAAGCGTTTTCTATACCGGAGTTGCGACGCTTAACTATTACATAATGCAGTGGCACTTCCCCAATACCACGAGCCTTAGCATAGTTAAGCGCCTCAACCTCAGCTTCCCTCCAGAATTCGGGCAAGGAAAGTGTTGCCCTGTTCTTAAGTTCTAAGATGAAAGTTTCCCCTGATATGATAACAACCATATCCCCTTCATCTTTTGCCCCAGCCTTAGTCAGACGCTCTGCCATAACTCCCATCTTGCGAAGCCACTTCATAACATCTGTCTCAAACTGAGAACCTTTTCTACCGTTAGGATTAGCCACTACTTCACCTTGTTAATCTTATAGACCTTCTTGCCATCTTCTTCAGTGATCTCAATGAGACCAGACTCAAGTAGTGCAATCAGTAGGTTCTTCATCTCTTCACGTAGCAATGTGATTTGATTTTTAAGATAAGCAATCTCAGTATTGCCCATAAATATCATCCTCTTCGGTATCAGCTGGTGGTGTGTAGTCGCCAGTATAACCAGCCCTTGCATCTCTAGCCAGCATTTGACCAAACGAATTCTTATCTGAAATCTGACACGCTCCGTAGTTAACAAAGAGTGTAGCCCAGTCTTTGCCATCAGCAGTATGTGGACCGAATCGGTTCTTTACTGCTGCTACCTTCAGTTCTCCTTGTGCTGGGTCGTAACCCAGTGTAAGTATCAGTGCCGGTAGTTGGCTTACCTTGCCGTGAATAGCACGACGAGCAGGTGGATTAGTTGGTGAACCGTACTCTGATTGCTCAGAGACGTGATGAAGTACTAATACGCAAGCCTCAGTCTTGCGTGCCATATCGTGCAACTCCATCATAATTGCACGTAGCCCTGCCCACTCGTTGTCTGTTTCAGCAGCAACGTTCATTAAGTTATCTATGACGATTAACTCAGGTGCTTCTCCGTACAGCTCTACATATGCTCGAATCTCAAGTTCGATATCATCCAATGAAGGTGAAGAGTCAAAGACCCACTTAATATGATTGAGCTTGTCGAAGTGATGATCGTAGTAATGTGTGTTACCAGAGAGATTACTCTCTACTGATATCTGTGTATGACCAGATGCTTGTGCAGCAGCACGCATCATCACAGTTGTTGTATCTGTATCGGCTGAGAAGAAGAGTGTTGGTACCTTTGCTCGCATTGCATATATCAAAGCGAACATAGACTTACCGGCATTAGGCGCTGCTGCAACCATACAGACTTGTCCCCTTCGGAACTTAATCTGCTTGTGTGCTAGATCATTCCATACATCAGGTAACGGTGTTGCTTTAGTAAGCACACCACCCCACGCACGGGATAAGTCAAGCAACTTCGCCTCCTTGAACTTTAATGCCTCTTCTTCTACGTATCTTGTGGCGTTCTGTAACTAACAAACCGCCCCATATGCCGTGAGTTTCGTTCACGATTCCCCACTCAGCACATTCTGATTGATGTGGACATCTATTGCAAATTAATTTTGCAAATGCCATTTCCTCTGTTTTGTTTTTATTTGTTCTTTCAGGAAACCACAGATCTCCACCAACCTCAGCACAAGCGGGAGCTTCATAATCTTTTGGCTCCCGCATTACTTATCTAACCCAGATAGTGTCGCACTTATCTGGTGCGCCTTTAGGTGTTGGACACATCCAACCCTGCCACGCACCCTTTGAAGAAGTACCAGTCTTGTAAGCCATTGGACCGTGCTTACAGGTATTACCTGCAGATTGCGCCGGTGCTCCGCTAGGAGTTACTGCTGTTGGATTTAATGCAGCGGCTATAGAAGCCACTGAAGGAGCAGCATAAGAACTTCCACTAAGTTCAGTTGAAGTTGATTTAATGAGAGCAGCGACCATTGAAAGATCATTGAGTCCAGTCTCCAATTCCTTGATTGTTGTTGCGTATAGATTAATGAGCGATCCATCGGATAACTTATAGTTAACCTGGAACTTAGTGCTTTCCGGTGCAGCCATTTACTTTCCTCCACTTTGTTTGATATTTAATCTAACAGATTCGTTGCCAATTAGTTTGGGAACAAACCCTAGAAGTTTTTCAACTTCCTTGGAATCAACTGACTCGCGGCCTTTTACCGTAGTCCAACTGATTTCAATACCACTAGCTGTTACACCAGTGGCTCCCTCGAAAGATTCTTTCAAGGAATCCTTTTTCTTTTCTAGTTCTTTAATCTCTTTGTCTAACTGTAAGTACATTAGTGCATTGGTATCAACCTCTGCATCCTCAATGATTACTTCACTAAGGACTATACGTTCTTTTTTTAGACCAACGCATCCCATCTCACCAGACTCATCGTAGTACTGGCAGTACAGTCTGCAGAAACTTACATCCTTTTCAGGTTCTGGAATTGTTTCCATTGCCTTGACATTAGCCAACCACGAAAGCGCTTCTAGCGCAACCTTTTCATCGTATGGTTCTGTATGTACCTTGACATCCTTCTCATCACCATCACGTGCGATAGCAACAAGACTGACTGTGTTGACAATACCCTTACCGCTTTTAGAAATCAAATACCCATAGACCTGTACCTGCCAGCGCTGTTGCACTGATGGAAAGAACGATAGGTTCTTAATCTTAGATGTCTTCCAGTCAATGACTGCACCGACAGCTGGTATGTATAAGTCAACGTGTGCTTTCAAATCACCGTAGGCAACTTCACTCTCAACTAAGTAATCTTTACCTTCAGGATCTAGTGTTGTAATTGCATCTTCAATGGCTGCGTGGATAGCAGTACCCATAATGGCAGCAAGTTTAGATTGGTTATCATTTGTTTCAGGCTGTCCCTGCAACCGATACCACACCTTACGACGGCAACCACCTATCTCTGATGGACCTACCTGTGTCTGCTTACTTCGGTCACGTCCTGCATCCTTAGCGTGCAGTACTGTCAGTAACAGTTCCTTTGGATCACTTATCATTTGTGCCTCTCGCTATTGCTACTGCATAGTTACGTGCCATTACGTAACCTGCTTTAATGTCATCTATATTCGTACTAGGTTCTATCTTCTCTATCTCTAATGCAATCTCTTCACGAATAATCTTTTCAATCGGGTCCCAATTACCTTCAACAAAAAGATACATCTTCTCAAGGTCACTAATCATACTTAGATTCCTGCCGAATAAGTTCAGCTGCTTCTAAGTATCCTGCTGCTTCTACCTCTTGTGCAAGTTGTTCACGATATGCTGTCTTATCAAAGCCAAGTAATGCAGCTTGAAAGCCCATCATCAATGCTTCGTTTACTTCATACTCTCTAGTCTTGTTCATTCATACACCCTCTCCTGTATCACCAACTGTAAGGGCGGATTAGTATTGACGTCAAGAACCGACGCGATCTTTACTGCTTTCTTTACAACTTGAATTGCAGAAGCCTGTGTCCGTGTCGCACCTGGTGCCAATGAGTACAGATAACCCAGCGCAAACTGTCCACCTGAACCTAAGCCGTAGCGTCCAGTATCATTAGATATAAAGCTCATATCGCAAGCGATGTGGAATATCTCGCCATCAAAAGCAATGATGTAATCAAAGCCACCATCTTTGTCTTGCTTAGCCCAATCGTAACCGTGTGTTTCAAATGCACGAATCATAGATGGGATAAGTTTCTTTCCCATAAAGATAATCTTATCATCACCGGTATACGTAGGCGGTGTCCAGTTGTACGCAAGGATATCTCCAGGTCGTGCGTCTCCTGTAATACCAATGAGATACTCACCGACTGTAACTATCTTCGGTGTGCGTGTAGATATCGTTCGTAAATTATCTTCTGTTATTTGTGAGTCGGCGCATAGAACGCACCAACCGTCTCCTTGGATACCGGCGATTGTGGTCATTAGTGAAGTGTATCACGACACGCCGCGAAGTCCCTATTCATTGATACCGGCTTGGATTGGATTACAATTCGAGGCGTGAGCCGAGATAAACAGTACGGGCGCTCCTCAGAGCGCACGGTAGGTAACCGACAGGTTACCGTGGCTCTCCGTCTACCAACCCTGCCGAAATTCTTACGCAGGCGCAAGCCCTACGATGGCATTCCTGAGCCTTTTGGGACCGATTTAAGACAGTTAGGACCGCTTCACGTATGTCCGTGTGGGTCGCAGGTCTTTAACATTATGGCGTCCTTTGAAGACTACGAACTCAGCTGGTATTTCTTGGACGCAACCTGCGTCAACTGTGGCAATCTGACCACTGCGCCCTGTCCTGTGGATAAAGATGGATCACAAGCTCAGCGAGATTGAAGAAGATAAACGTACCGCTACTTGCTCGGTCTGCGGTCATACAAGAATAAAGATTAGAAATAAAAAAGCAGCCACCCCGAATAGCAGGTGGCGTTGTATTGCAGTATTCAAAAGAAACTATAACAAGTCTATCTATCCGTATACAGTTCACAAGAAAGCACAATGCGAACACTGTGGCTTTATGCCATCACACTCCTCTCAGTTAGATGTAGACCACATAGACGGTGACCGTTGGAACAACGACCCAAAGAACTTACAGACTCTCTGTGCTAATTGCCACCGATTAAAGACACACTTGTCAGGTGACTCAGACTCTGGTATTTTTTAGCCAGAACAAATCCAGATGGTTTGTTCGAGTGCTGCTCCTGGGTATGAGCAAAACTGCCCACAAAACAAAAGAAAGCCCCCACTCAGGATTTCTCCTGAGCAGGGGCTTGTTTGCCTCGCGCTGATGGGTTACTTAGACCCACGACCAAACTCTGTGGCTTTTGGATCTAGTGCCTTGAGCACTGGGCCTGCTACTGCTGCGAGAGCTGCTGTTGCAAGGTTCTTAGGATCTGTTTCTCCTGCGAGATACAGTGCGATTACTGCCGCAATTGCTGCACGTAGGTATGTGCTAACAATTGCTTGTATTTTCTTCTTATCCATTGTTACTCCTTTGGACTCGTTGGTTCTTTCTTCTTAGCCTTTACCTTAGTTACCTTAGCCTTTACCTTATTTATCGGTGATGGCTCTGGCATCCAAGGAAACCAAGAAGAAGTATCGTTTTCGCACTGCTTTTTAATAGATATATGCAGGTGCTTGTTGTGCTTATTACTACCGGTATAGGTGTTTTCACCTTTAGCCTTTGACCAAATCTTTCCTTTGAAAATCAAGTACTCGACTCGTTCGTCTTTCTGTAATTCTGAATAGATAACAGAACAGTTAACTCCAGCAATAGGATCGTGCGTTAAATCTACTGCGTGTCCTGAGTTGTGGTCTGAGTTAGGATTCTGATGGACGTGTGCTGCAGATGGAAGTAATCCATCAGATGCTTTAACTCTCTTAGGCCAGATTGCTGTAGCTTGTCGAAGCACAGCGATAGCAGCAGGTGTAGCTCTCTTTGCGAGTGGGATCATTTATCTTCTTCTTTCTTCTTACTCTTGAGTCCGTTAGCAGATACAATTCCAGCAAGGGTTCCTGTAAGGAACACGCATAGGGTTGATACAAGGTCAATAGCAGCCTTGTCATTAGGCGCTTGTTCACCTAACGGTTGAGTGATAAACAAGAACGCATAGAGCAAACTAAATACAGATCCAGCAAATACAATTGCTAGGATAACTCCAATAGCAACGATTAATCTAGCGTGTAGTTCTTCAGGTTCTAGGCGCTGACGGCTCATTATATCCCTCCGGTAACAAGTCCTTAGTGCATTGTGAAATAGCATTGCATTGAGGCGGGACACACTCAGGCTTTTCCCAGTTTTCAAATTCTTGGCAGGGATAACGAACCCAACCTTGATAACCGCAACCGCTAAGAGTTGTTGCGAGCAAGAAGAATGCGATAAATTTCTTCAACTTGTCGTTCCAATCTTGAGACGGAGTCTTTTACACTTGAGCCACCATTGGGTTTGAGTTCGTTGAGATAGTGTTTAACCATCCATCTAACAGATGCTACAAACCCACCAATGATGGTACATACGGCTACTGCAATAGTTGCGTAATCTGATAGTTGCATTAGACCGTCCTAATTGTGACTGTGAGATAACCGCCATAACCTGAGAAGCGCTTATCTTCTGGAGTCTTGTTGTTGAAGTCCATCTCTTCAATGAGACCTAGGTATGCCTCACCAGTTCTGAAGTCTTGGACTTGGATTGTATCTCCTGCATTTTCTATCGCTTCCAGAGAAGTCAAGCGGTTGTATGCAGAACCTTCATAACCAACTTCATTGCCGAACTTATCGGACTCGTGGTCAAAGCAGAAGAGTGGGTATTGAATCAAGCGCTGACGTGGGATAGCAGGCAGAGCCTTGATCTGGTATCCAGTAAAGAGTGGACCCTTTGTTGTATCAGTTGTTGAACGTGTCAACGTGAACTTAAAGCCTAGATACTGTTGAGCTGCTTGAGGGTAGTTAATGTTAATCTCAGGTACAGTTCCACCTTGACCGAAGGTACCTATATTAACAGCGTTACCTTCTGAATCAACGGAGTCAATGAGTAGACCACCATTTGTAGTATCTAAGCGTGCTTGTAGCATCTTAAATATCTTTAGTTCAAGTGTATTGTAACGGACGTAACCAGTCTGTAAGTAACCATTTTCCAATAGTGTTGACGCTGATTCAATATAGACAGTCCCATCAGAACCGTTACCAGCGTTACAGAATGCAAGGCGATTAGTCTCACCCATAAATGCACACGCTGTTGTGTAGTGACCAAGAGTATCTGCAGGGTCGTATAGGTCGAATGCATAAGCAAAGACCAGTGTTCCTGTTGCTTGTCCTAGGTCAATACGGATAACACCAGCCTGACCCTCTACACCTGTTGCTGCCCAGATATATCTATCGCGGAAAGCAAAGTCATAGCAAGGTTGTTCTGTTTCAACAGTTAAAGGACCGTAGGCAATAGAGCCATCAGTAGATGATAGTTGAGCAATACGTATACCTTGGTTGGTACCAATAGCCATATAGTCTAGGTAGTAAGCAATCTTGTAGGTAACTTCACCAACTGGTAGTTCAGCTGCAGTAATTGCAGATGTCAGTGTTGGCATAGCACCAGCTGTGGTCAGTGTAAACTTGTAGATATTAGATTGGATACCAGAGTATCCTGAGATATAGATAGCAGTACCAGATGAAGTGATGCTAGTAAATACGTGGTCTGGATCATTGTGTGAATAGACTGCAGTAGGTAAAGATGTAGCAGATGATGAGAACTCATATACCTTGTCATTGACACACATAATTAAGCGCTCTTTGGTGTACTCAATAACAGCATTAGTTACAGTGATACCGTTAGCACTAATCATTAAAGTAGGTGATACTGAACTATCGTCAGTTAATAACTTTTTATATACTCTTAGTCTTGGAGTACCAGCATTAAGCACATTAGTTACCCAGTAGGCATAAACTCCATCATCTGTGATGGCGTGTACTGGGTAATCAGTACCAGAGATGTAGTCAATGAAGTGAATAATCTCTGCTACACCAGTACCAACAGGGGACACAGCAGTAGACGCTACGTTAGATGCAGTCTTAGCATAAGTAAAAGTTGTGGTTGTAGGTACACCAGTAATTGTGTACTCGCCATTGAATGTGGCATCCACTCCGGTAATAGTAATTTCCATACCAGTAGATAGGCCGTGTGCTGCAGTTGTAGTTAGTGTTGCTACGTTAGATGTCAGTGCCTTGTTATTAATAGATACAGTAATAGCAGGAAAGATTTTATCTACATCATACTCATCGGCTAATAGAACACCGTTGTAGGTGTTGCTGTTCTTGACCCATTTGATTGAGCGCATCATCTGCCAAGGACGACCATCGGTACGGATACCACCAGTGGTTACGTGTTGGCTATTGCAAGACTTGAGTAGGGTTGCCTGTCCTTTAGTCCAGACGTCTACACCCTTGGACTCTGTGTACTGAAAGCGAAGCGACTCATCTTGGATTGGTTCAAAGAACTTAATACCTTGACCGTAGTGAAATGATGACTGTGATCGTAGCCACCAACCAGTAAGCGTCTGCTCACCTGGTTCACGGCTCTGGTCAATCTGTTGCTTACGGTACTGAGCCGTTACACGGCGATAAGGGTTGTCATCGGAGGCTGCAATGAAGAATGGTAAGCCATTGATTGCTACATCGTAGGCATAACCAGATGCGGTGTATGTAGCTCCTTCTGGATTAGACAATACAAAGGGTATTCCTTCGGTGATGTCGTCGCCGTATGGCATCTATCCTCCTATGGTACTATTGGGTTATGACTTTTGATATAAAAACTATTCCGCCTGTAGTTATAGAACCAGGCATATACGGTTCCGTTGAAATAGAACGCAAAGGTGATTTCTTTTTTTTGAAACATTCTGGAGTTGAATGGCACCTGTACACAATTCCTAATATGCGTGAGTATCACGAACAATGGTCAAGTTATGACCTTGCCTATGGTGATGTTCTAATTTCAGGATTTGGCTTTGGTCAAATAGCCACTTGGTTAGCATCTAAACCAGAAGTAAAATCAATTACTGTTATAGAAAAATGTTCCGATATAGTGACAGCATTTTTGGCTAATAACACTATGCCTAGCAATGTAACTGTAGTTATAGATGATGCTTATACTTATTCAACAGATAAAAAATATGATTGCATAATTTATGACCATATAGCCAATGGAGCACCCGAAGCTGACTTTTATAAAAACTTGTGCGCTCCTGCTAAAAATATAAAACACGACGTATTTTGGTTTTGGTCTTTAGAATTTTATTATGCTAGATTTTATTACGGTATGAAATTTGACCACTATTCAAATCCCAAATTTGATTTTAAGCAATTTGATTTTAGTCGCAGTTGGCAAAAACTACGTCAAGTTCTTGATATGCCAACCATACCTAACTTATCAAAAGATAAAATAGATTCTTATATGAACGCATACTTTATGAGAATATAATTATTTATACTCTTTTAATTGTCTAAACTGTGACTTGTAAGAATCAAAGAATCGTGTACGAAGTCGCACTGTTGTTTTATTTTGTTTATCAAAATCTTCTTGCGTGCCAAGACTCATTTCCCAAGACTCGCGTTTGAATGGAATTACTTGAGCCATAGGTGTACCAGCTGGTATTAATCCCTCGTACTTAATATTGTTAAGAACAAAAGGAAAATTAACGGCAGCATTATATTGATCTGTGTCTACAACACCAGGAAGAATTGTAAATATAGATTCACGGTGCATAGGTTGTATAAATAATACTGAATATCCAGGAGGAGTTTCTATAGCCCAAGGATTTATCCATTTAGGATATGATGCTTGATGACCATTTCTGTTAGGATGATTTGGTGCTTGTTCTACTGGATGAAATTGAATAGGTCCAAAAGAAGGCCATTCATACCAAGGCATTCCATCTTTTTGAGATACCCATATATCTGTATATGTATACAAAATGTATCCATTTGTAATGGCATCAAATACAGGCATACACCGTTTAATGGTTCCTGTAGTATTACCATCTCCAGTGGGTTTCTTCTCTCCACCCAGATATGATGGTAATTCTTTATACCATTCAGGGACTGAAAGAGTAGCTGGTTTTGGGGCATACTCTTCTGGAACTCCTGAAGTATTTGTAAAAGTTATATTAGGCATAACGCCATAGTATCACTAAACTTGAAATTCCTCAGCAATTTCTTCAAGAGGTGGATATTCTGGTAGTGGAACCCAAGCGTTTGTTTCCTCATCCCACTGCCTTCCAATACCAGCAATGCCGTATTGACAACAACAGATAACCTTAGAAGCTCCAATAGATGCCTTCACATCTTCTAATAATTGATGATTATGTGCTGACTCATCAAATACAGAAACGTTTATTACAACATTGTTTGCATCAAGAAATGCGTGCTCGTGCCATTCTGAATGTATCATATACGAATCACCACTATTCCATTACCACCAGCACCGCCAGCACCTCCATTTGATCCAGAAGCACTTGAAACAATATTACTCATACCACCACCACCGCCGCCACCACCAGTTCCATTAGTTCCAGCATTACCAGGATTAAGAGGATCCGATACGCTAACAAGTGCTCCAGCATTTCCACCTCCACCAGTTCCACCAGTTCCTGATGAAGCACCGCCTCCACCGCCACCAACTGTAAAGTTAGTAAAGTAGTTAGCACCATTACCGCCATTACCACCAGTAAGGTTTGTATTATTAGCACTTCCTTGATTTCCTACGTTGGATTTTCCACCACCGCCACCACCAGTTGTACCAAAATTAAAGTTTCCAAAGCTTCCTCCAGCAGAACCTTGTCCCGAAGTACCAGCTGAAGCCGCTGATGCTGAAGCTCCACCACCACCAGATCCTCCAGTAGTTGAACTATTTATTGCAGATGCACCACGTCCACCACCAGTAGCGGTAGCATTAAGAAAACCAGATGCTATTATTGAACTATCACTGCCCGTATTTGATGAAGTACCACTACTAGCTCCTCCAGTTCCTCCTGCACCTACAGTGACTACCCAGTTTCCACCATTATTTGGAGATGCTGTAAATGTGCTTTGAAGCACACCACCAGCACCACCGCCAGCACCACCATAAGTTGCACCAAAACCATTTCTTGCAGAATATTGTCTACGTCCATAACCTGCACCGCCACCACCAGCAGTAACTAAGTAATCAAGAGTTTTGTTTCCAGCATTAACTGTAAAGTTTCCAGAAGTATTAAAGATAAGATAAGTGTAGGTTCCATCATTATTTGTAGCGTTAGCATTTGACGTGTAACTAAATGGATTAGCAGGAGTCACTGAGTTAGATGCAGCAGAGTAAGCGCTGTTACCAGCATTGTTAGTAGCTCTAACTTGGAATGTGTAAGCAGTACCAGCAGTCAACCCAGATACAGTAATAGGGCTAGATGTTCCTGTAGCCGTAATACTGCCTGGAGTTGACAATGCTGTATAACTAGATCCTGCTATACCACCTGCAGTAAAGGCAACGTTGACGGTTGTTCCAGTGCCACCATCCGTTGCTGTACCAATGGTCGGTACAGAAGGAAGTGATTGCTGGTTAGCCAGTATCGAGTCGTACTTAGGACTATTAAGAATGCTCGAAAGCGACAGCCGTGTAATTGCCATTGAGTCTTTATCCCTTTAGGTTAGTTGTTAAGGCTTTTTAGATATTCTTGGTAATCAGAGTTAGCAGGGTCAGACGGAATAAACCAAACAATTCCATCTTCATCAATCTTTTTAATTAAAATTTCTTTATCAGATGTCTCAAATGTTTCAAATGTATGTGTCATTATAACTCCGCGTTTATTTCGTTACCTGCTGAATATGTTGAATAAAATACTCCACCAACAGTTGCTGCTATTTGAATAGTAAAACCTTGTTGTGAAATATTTTGAATTGAAGTTGATGCACCAGATACTGTTTCAGTTGTTGCGCTTACAGATGGTGAAATTCGCATATAAACAGGAAAAGCAAACCAAACATTCATTTCACCACTTGCTGTATTGTAACCAACTTGTTTAATCTTGCTTAGAGTTTTTTGGTAATACCTTTGGCAAGCAGCCAATTCACCTTGAATTGTTCCACCCGCACGGCTAAAGGTTGTGGCAGTTGAGCCTAGTTCAATTTGAACCCCAGTAACTTCAAAATAGTCTGCTGCTCCTGCTGTTCCAGTTGGAGCCATAGCAAATTGGACACAAAACTCTGTAGCGGTTGCAGCGAAAGTTCCTGTGTAAGTAAATCGCTGCCAAGTTGTAGTGAGCGTTGCAGTATTTTCTGCAACTGTAGCAAAGCCTGTATATGAGCCTGTTGTATTGTTTTGATCTGTTCCTGTGCCTGAATAAAGTCCAGCAATTAGAGCACTAGAAGTTGGAGAATAGTTAGCACCTTTGCGAGCGTAAAAACTAAAAGTAATTGCTTTACCAGCATAAGGAATTGCATTAGAAGTTTCTACCGATTGACCAAAATAAAGGCTTGTTGTAGCAGTATTACCTGAGTCACGAGAAACTCGAGAGCAATACTGGATATTTGGCAAGTTGGTTGTATCCCCTGTTGCTTGGCGTGTAACAGTTCCACCTGCAACTGAGCGATACCCATTCCATCGGTCTGCTGTATAAGCAGTTGAGGACATTGTGATAGATGTACCACGCTGCCAAATTGAAAAATCTGAGTTCAGAACGGCATTCTTACCAGCAGCCTGAAGGCTGTTGATGGGGTTACCCCCGCTAAATGTATTGATAGCCATTAAGCAATCTCGCTTCCAAATGCTGTAAAGGAAAGTGTTGCACTTGATCCATAGACTGTTACGATATCTGTAGCAGCCAATGTAATACCTAGTGTGAGTGCTGTAGAGTCAGCAGCTCCTACTGTTACGTCATATGCTAGGTACTGTGATGCAGCAAGTGTTGCTCCACCTACGCGTACCGCTAGACGAAATGTTGCAGCAGTTGATGCTTGGTTACATACAACCAGTGTTGAGATAACAGCCTGCGTTGCAGCAGGTACTGTGTAAAGTGTTGTTGCAGTTGTTGCCGATGGGTTTGATTGCCCAAGGACTTTATATGATGTTGCCATTGTTTTCTTTCTCCTTAGTTATTTTCTATCCACCCATAAGCATCAGCATATCTGCTGTGCTGGCGCTGCTTTCTGGAATAGCCCATTTGACTCCAGAACTTTGTGTTGAATCTGCTGTGAGGACTGCGGTGTTAGCACCGACTGCCACACGAGCAACTGTTCCTGCTGCAGTTGCAGCGACAATATCTCCCTTAGCGGTTGATAGTGTTGCTGGCGAACTTAGATTAAAGTAGTTGAGATCATCGCTGGTAAGTACGTGCTTGACGCTTGCACCAGCTGTGTGCGTGATAGCACTGCTACCTGCACGTCCACGTACGATTGTTAACGTATCGGAAGAGATAGCGGTAACGAATACGATTTCTTCGTTCTGTGTATCCACATCTAAAGCAACAGTAAACTGGTCTACGTTACCTGCTGATAGTGTGACTCCACCCATAAGCGCTGAACCAGTACCAGTAGCAACCGTAATGGTTGTATCACTACTAGATATAGTTGCTGCAAGCGTTGTCTGAACGCTAGTGGAACTGTATTTACGTGTCATTTATTAGCCTGCCTTATGATGTGTAGTGAACGCGGATAGGAAACTTGTCTTGTAACTTAAGTGACTCTTCATTAAGGCGCTGGTTGTATAGAGCAAAGATGTAACGAGATGATGCCACACCAGCACTAGAAGGAATCTTTGTATCGTTGAGGTCAGCCTCAGCTGAGGATAGGTTGATACGTCCTGAATCTACATATGAGAGCAACTTGTATGATGCACCAAGAGTTACTACGTCACGGCAAGAATCAGGTAGTCCTGTGACATCTGCAAAGTCATCAGTGTTTGCATCTAATGTATTAGCAGTAGTTGTGTAGTAGACCTGAACTGTGCGTCCTGGTTGAATGTTCTCATAGATGTTAATTGTGTTAGTTGTATTAAATGCTGCAACGTTAGCCATAGGATCTGCACGCCAACGGTTAATTGGTAGCCACTCTAGGCTTGAACCAGTTGTCTGCCAAGAAGCGTAGATGATTGATTCAGCATCATCTGGTAGCGGATATGTTGTCTGGCTTGCGTTAAAGGTAAATGTTGTTGAGTTAATCGCCCATAGTTTAGGAAAGAAACTGTTAATAGTGTCGTTGATAGCCTGCTTGATAACAGTACGTGGGAACGTTGGAGTCAGTGTTACCTGAGAGTACTGTGCGTGTGGTGCAGGTGGTGTACCTTGCCAGCCACGACCAAAGCCTGGAGCTGCGTTGAGTGTATTAGTTGTTGAGTTAAAGTTATCAATCCAGATAAGTTCGTCATCAATTTCAATGATGCCTTTTGCTAAGTTACTAGATGAGCCAACTTGAATTGCTAAGTCTGTCGTATTGATTGCGCTATTGAGATAAGTAATTCTATCTTGGCGCAGGGTGTAGCCAGCCAGCGAGGATCTTACTTCATCCACCATCTCTGCGAGTGTTGCCATTGTTTACCTTTTCTTGATAGAACTCGACGTTTGTTTTCAAACGTTCATCATTGGGACTTATCTCTAACGCTTTCATTCCATACTCTAAAGCCGTAGGAAAATCATTTAACTGCCAGCTAGATATTGCTATGAGGTCATAGGCCATATGACCCCACGCCCAATTTTCCGATAAGAAACTAACTGGCTTGACTGTGTAATCTAGTGCTCGTTTAGATACCAGTAAGCACTCATCCCACTGTTTAGTCATATAGTAATGATTAGCCAGTGCCATCAGAGATTCTCTACTTGGATACTCTTCAGTAGATTTAAGCAAGTGTTCTTCGGCATTAGCCTCATCACACTTAGCCATCAACCTGCACGCATAACTGCGTTCTTCTGGAAATACAGATTTCTCTAAATACTTCTTGAAGTTCTCTAGCGCTTCTTTAGGACGCTTAAAGTTGTAATACTCTCTGCCTAAGTAATACAGATTGCGAGCATCTGGATTCTCTTTGACTGCCATCTCTAACAGTGGCAAGTAACTATGGCGAGACTTAGTTCTGTCTTGACGATGATGTATTTCAAAACCAAACTTCTTACGAGATTCTTCCTTCTCACCGTACCATTGTGGTACTTCGTGTATCGGATAATGCCATCTCATATTCTGTCTGCGATGTACCTTGAATCCATCGAACTCACTGTTAGCAGTTCCGTCTGGATTAAAAGATTCAATGCGACGATATGTTGGTCTATCTACACCTTCGTCAAAAGCCTTTTGTAGTTCTTCTCGCCAACCTTTGGACATAGTCTCATCAAGGTCTAGCGCTATGCAGTAATCAATGTCAGCCGGTAATAATGCTAACGACGCATTTCTCGCGTCATCAAACCTAAAGGGGTTGACATATATCGGCACAACTGTAATGCCAAGTTCTCGTGCAACCTCAACGGTTTTATCTGTTGATCCTGTATCGGCGATAAGCCAATAGTCTGCATCTTTGATTGATTCAAACCATCGTCTAACGTGCTTCTCTTCGTTCTTAGATATTGTGTAGATGGCAACTTTCATACGCCTATCTTACATACCACCGAGCATAAAGATAAAGACACCAGCTTCGCTGACTGCAATAGATGGACCAGTTGGACCGGTAGGTCCAGTCGGTCCTGTTGCCCCTGTTGGTCCACTAGGACCGGTAGGTCCAGTCGCACCCGTATCACCCGTTGCACCAGTTGGACCTGTCGCACCTGTGGCACCTGTTGCACCAGCAGGTCCTGTCGGACCAGTTGCTCCAGTATCTCCCGTTGCTCCTGTGGCTCCAGTTGCACCCGTTGGACCAGTAGGTCCTGTGTCTCCCGTAGGGCCCGTTGGTCCTGGAACTGTAGAGGCTGCACCAGTCGGTCCTGTAGGACCTGTATCGCCTGTGGCTCCTGTAGAGCCTGTCGCTCCAGTGGCTCCTGTAGGCCCTGTAGGCCCCGTAGAGCCTTGTGGACCTGTTGGTCCAGTAGAACCTGTAGGTCCAGTTAAACCTTGCGGTCCAGTGGGTCCGGTATCGCCAGTAGGACCTGTAGGTCCTGTTGAGCCTGTTGCTCCCGTAGCTCCCGTTGCGCCTGTGCTTCCAGTAGCGCCTTGCGCTCCTGTCGCTCCAGTCGCGCCTGTCGCCCCTGTTGGACCTGTTGGCCCAGAAGCACCAGTCGGTCCTGTTGCTCCAGTCGAGCCAGTTGGACCAGTATCACCAGTAGAGCCAGTGGCACCAGTAG